GGAAAGTCGAAGTGGAGCGGGCGAAGGGAATCGAACCCTCGTCATGAGCTTGGGAATCTATAACGGGCCAAATATCAGGGTATAACGCGAGGTATCGTAAAGGCGCTACAATCCCTGCCCTGTATGGGCTGGGGCTTCCGGCTCAGTCTCAATCTGTCCCGCCGAATTTCGTGTTAGTTCGGGACAACTGTCACCGGAAACTGTCACCCATGCTAACCGAAAAGCAGATCCGTTCGCTCAAGCCAGAAGACCGCGATTACGTGATGTCCGATGGGCGCGGTGCTCGCGGGGAAGGGGTGCTGCTGCTGAAGGTTCGCGCCAACGGCACGAAGGAGTTCTACTACCAGTGGTTCGTGGCCGGCAAGAAGAAGCAACGCAAGCTCGGTGTGTGGCCAACGATGTCGCTCACCGTTGCGCGGGACAAGTGCAAAGGTGCCTCGCCGCAGAGTGAAGCGGAGGGCACGCTGCAGAACCTGATCGATTCATATGTGGCCAAGCTGAAAGCCGAGGGTGCGGCCTCGGCCGGCAACGTGGAATGGTCGCTTAAGCACTACGTCTCTGAGCCGTTCCCGCACCTGGTGAAGAAGCTGGCCAGTGCCATCGAGCCCGGGGATATCCGCGACATTATCTCCGCGATGATCAAGGCGAAGGTGACCACCTATTGCAATCGGGTCCGGTCGCAGCTGCATGCGGCGTTCCAGCACGGGCTCAACCAGGAATACAACCCTCGGGACTACCTCAAGTCGAAGGTGCGCTTCGGCTTGACCTATAACCCGGTGGCGAGCATTCCAGTGCAGGGCGATTGGGAGCGGCCGGGCCAGCGCGTGCTGAGCAAGGAAGAGCTGGCGGCGCTGTGGAACCTGCTGCCCGAGGAGCTGAGCCTGGTCACGGCGGAGCTGATCAAGTTCCTGATCGCCAGCGGTGGGCAGCGGCCGGAGCAGGTGGTGGCGTCAGATCGCACGATGTACCGCGACGACTACTACATGATCCGCAGCAAGAAGGGCGTAGAAGGCGAGCGGGAGATTCATGTGGTGCCGTTCAACGGCCTGAGCCGCGCATGCCTGGAGCGGCTGAAACCGATCTCCGGCGATGAGGCCTTTCCGTTCATGGGCCGCTACAAGAACAACTCCATCAACGTCCAGTCCGTGTCGCGGGCGGTGACGAAGCTTTGCGCGCGGCACCCGGACACGTTCAAGACGCCATTCACGCTCCGCGACCTGCGGCGCACCTGCAAGACGCTGATGGGTGTGGCGGGGATCAGCAAGGAATTGCGCGATCGCATCCAGGGGCATGCGTTCAGCGATGTTTCGTCGAAGCACTATGACCGCTACGACTACCTGAAAGAAAAAAGCCAGGGCCTCGAGGATTGGGCTACCTGGCTTGTAGATGTGGCTGGCGTGAAGCCATAGCCGTCACGCCGCCTGATTGCTCCACGCTTCTGGGTCCTCCAGCCAAAGGCGCAGATCGGATGCCCGCCAACCGACGCGGCCTGGCGAAAGCCTGACCTGTTTCGGGAAGCGGCCGGCCTTGATCTCGCGCCAGAGCGTGGCGTGGGACAGGGTGGTGACCTCCAGCACCTGCTCCTCGCGCAGGTATCCTTCAAGTGCGACCACGGTGCTTCCCTCCCTTGCGATGCTTCTTGGTGCCGCCGTGGCAGGTCAGGCGGTAGCTGATGAACGTGGCGAGGTCGCCGATCTCGGCTTTGATGTCGTCGATGATGGCGCCCATGATCGCGTTCACCTCCTCATAGGTGGCGCGCTGGATGGTGCGGGAGTTGTCGACGTGGGTCTTGCCGTCCGGTGTCTTGACCAGCCACTCCATCAGCCAGCGCTGCGGCTTGCGAGGAAGCCGCCCGCTGACCTGGGCGACGTCGTTGGGCATTTCGGTGCTGTAGAAGATCGAGTAGGTCATGCTGCCTCCTCCCCGAGCTGCTGCGCGCTGAGGTTGGCGCGGACGAGGGCGGCGGCTACCGGTGGGCAGACGCTGTTGCCGCACATGCGCACCTGGGCGGCCTTGCTGAGCTTCTTGCCGCCGGCGGTGCGGTCGTGGATGTAGTCGGCCGGGAAGCCCTGGGCGGCGAAGAGTTCATGCGGCTCGAGCATGCGCATGCCGATGTCCACGATCTGGTAGGGCTCGCCCTTGATCATCACGAGCGCGTGCCGGTCTTTGGTGGTGACGGTGTGCAGCGGGTCCTGCAGCTGCTGGCCGTCGCCGGTGCCGTAGTACTTGAGCAGGAAGGCCCGCACTTCGCCCATGTGCCCGCCAGTGGTGAGCGTATGGATCGGCTCGCGCAGGTCCTGGCCGATGCAGTTGTTGCGCAGCTTCACCAGGTGGCTGGTCACCAGTGCGTTGTGGTCGACGGTGGTCGCGGTTGGCAGCGGGCTTTCCAGGCTGCTGCCCGGGCCGGTGTAGTTGCCGCCGTAGTGCTTTGCGAGGAAGGCGGCGACGAGGCCGATCGGAGCGGCGCCGCCCGGCTTCTTGATGAAGCTGTTCGCGGTGACAGTTGCCAGCGGCGCTTCGACCGATGAGCCGCGATCGTTCGACCGGAACTTGGTGATCACTGGTGCTACCAGTGCGAAGTGCCCGCCTTTCACCTGGGCACAGATGGTGCGCAGCGGTGCATCAGCTGGCATGTTGCGTTGGGTGCTGCCGTTGGCGTGCTCGGTGATGAATGGCGCCATGCCCTGAACAACGAAGGGCTGGTTCGATTCGATCACGTAGCGCTGAATGCCCCGGGCGATACGGCGCAGGGTGTTCTCGGCCAGTGGCTTCTTGCGGGTGAAGATTGACGGGCAGGGCAGTGACCAGTCGATGATCTCAGCGGCGGTGCGCCATGGCTTCAAGCGCTTGGCCTTGACCGCTTCGCTCGCCGGGTCCCCGTGGGTGGGCTCGGGCCAGACGATGGGCTGGCCGTCGCAACGCGCGATGAGGAACAGGCGCTTGCGGATGGTCGGGGCGCCGTAGTCGCAGGCGCGCAGCTCGCGCCAATCCACCTGGTAGCCGAGGCGGCGAAGTGCGTTGACGAAGCTGGAGAATGTGCGGCCCTTGTTCTTCGGGCAGGGGCGGCCGTCGGTGGCCAGCGGCCCCCACGTCACGAACTCTTCAACGTTCTCCAGCATGATGACCTTCGGCTTGACCGTGGCGGCGTAGCGGATGGCGACCCAGGCGAGGCCACGGATCTCCTTCTTCACCGGGGCGCCGCCCTTGGCCTTGCTGAAGTGTTTGCAGTCCGGGCTGAACCAGCACAGATCGACCGGGCGACCGTCGACGACAACGCGTGGGTCGACCTCCCAAACCGATTCGCAGAAGTGCTTGGTGTGCGGGTGGTTGATGTCGTGCATGGCCACGGCTTCGGGGTCGTGGTTGATGGCGATGTCGACTGGGCGACCAAGGCCCAGCTCGATGCCCGTAGAGGCGCCACCGCCGCCGGCGAAGTTGTCGATGACCAGGCCGTTGAAGTTGAACGCGGGTTGTGGGTGGAGGCGATAGAGGTTCTGCATGGCCGCCTCACATACACATCGCAGCAGGCTGCGGGCCGAGGGTGGCGTCTACGCGCTCCCAGGTCGAAAGCGGGGTGGTATTCCAGTAGCGGTCCGCGATGGCAATAGCGGCGAAGGCTAGCTTGCTGGCGTGGGCGCCTTGTTCGGAGCCCATCTTGGTGAACACGGTGGCGGCCAGGTTGAGCTTGGCGGCGATCTCGGCGAGGGTTTCGGCGTCCTCTGCGGTGAGTGCGCGGCGCTGGGCGTCGGCAAGTTCGGCGCGCAGGGCGTCCAGCTCCTCGGTCAGGTGCTCAAGGGCTTGAGCGGCGTTGAGGCGACTGATGGTGTGTTCGTGCTGGGCGCGTTCGGCGCGGTGGCGCAGGTTCTCGACCAGCTGGCGGTTGGCGGTAGCCAGGTGTTCGAGGTCCTGCCGGGCGGCGCGGCGGCCTTCAAGGTAGCCGAGGCCGAAGACGATGGCCATGGCGGCGACGGCGCCGACGAAGGCCAGAATCTGGATGGTGGTGAAGTTCATTGCTGTGTCCCTCTGATGTAGAACCGCCGGCTGGTAAGGCCGGCGGGTAGGTGCTGCGCTTACTTGCCGAGGCTGAAGGTGCCGATGCTCAGCGGCACGATGCCGCCCACTTCCTGCTCGAGAACCGCCTTGAATTCGCGGGCGAACTCTTCGCGCTGGGCTTCTTCACCGACCCAGCGGAGCTTGAGCTGCGGCTCGTCGCGGCCGGTGATGACGGACAGGCGCAGGGTGATCTTGGTGACCTGCAGGCCTTCGAACGGCACGGTGGTGAAGATGAACGCCGACGGCAGGGTTTCCTGGCTCTTGGCCTCGATCTCGTCCATGGCCGAACGGCTGGAGGAAAAGTCGCCGACGTTGCTGTCGCGCTGGCTGGTGGCCTTGATGGTCATGCGGCGCACGGCGTTGATGGCCTTCACCATGTTCAGGTCAGTGCTGCCGTCCAGCGCTTTCAGGTTGGGCAGCCAGTCCTCCAGCCATTCGGCGAGCGCCTGCTGGCTGTGCGGTTTGCCGACGACGCTCTGCAGTGCGGCATAGGCGGCGGTGGGCTTGAGGGTGAGGGTGGCGGTGTCATCGCCGTGGCCGGCGTGGTCGGGCTCGCCCAGGTTGAAGATGACGGTGGCGGACATAGCGTCCTGATCGATGAAGCCGCCT